CAATCGCGTCGGGATTCGCAGCGGCCAGATCGTTGATGGCGGCGTCGAGGTGCGGCGCGCTGTCAGGCGATGGAGCTTTGCCAGCGGCAGGCTGTGCAGCGGATTCGGACGTGCCAGATGTGGCACTTTCTGCGGCCGGCGCGGCCGTTTCGGTTCCTGCTGCATTCGTCTCACCGGCGGGCGCAGCCGTCTCGCGCGGCGCGGCAGACGCTTCCGCTGTCGGCTCGACGCGCGGCGCGGCGGTATCCGCGTTCGGAATGCGCGCCTCTGGCGGCGCTTCGCGTGCGAACGCTCCGACGGCATCGGCAATCGCGCTGCGGCGCGTGGCGGGCGCATCGATCGCGGCGCGCTCGGTGCGCAGGTTCTGCAACGTAGGTTCGAGGATCTGCAACTGCTGCCGCGCGGTATCGGCCTGCGCGTTCTCATCGATGCGCGTGCGCAGCCGCGCGATCTGTTCCTGCTGCGCGGCGGTCTGTGAATCGAACTCGGCTTGTGCGTTGCGTGCAATCTCGTTCGCCTCGCGCGCGGCGCGCGTCTTCGTCACGTCGTACGTGCGGCGCGGCTGCAAGTTCTG